TCACTGTTGCAGTAATCTGTGATGTTGTTGTGTTACCTACCATGATTCCAAGAACTACAGTTGTTGTAGAACTTGCCACAGTATAAATAACATCAGCACTTGTTACACCTGCTTTTGTTACTACTTTAAATGTATTTGCCATTTATCCTCCTATTATCCTAATGCAATAGCCAATGCTGTTGGGTCATCTGTAGAAAACCCTTGACCTGTCATAAAGGTTGTTAATCTTGATAGTGCGGCTTTTCTATTTGTACCACCTGCACCATCATCTACTATAATTAAATCAGATGTTGTTAAATCTGCACTAATATCTGTACCACCATCTATTTCTAATGCTGATAAAGCAACTTTACCTGCAGTAGATATTGTATCTAATTTAGAATCTGCTATTGCTGCACTAGATGCTATACTT